AATATCATCAGATGGAAATTCAGTCTGTTGAATTGTTTCGTGTGAAATAGGAGTAACTATAACATTATTGAATTCTACACCACTGTTATGGGGTGTAGATGTAGGAATCATTGATTCGTTCCATACGTAATTGTTGTAATTTTCAATGTAATACATTATACGCCCGCCTGCACCAGATATTACATCTTCATATACCTTTTTCTTTTCCAAAGTTTCCATCTCACTAGTCTTAGCCCTACACATGGGACAAGTAGAATGATTAGAAAGCCATTTACTTATACATTTAAGATGATACTTGTGGCTACAAGACATGTCAACTTGTCCAGTAGTCTTGTTTATCTCGGTTAAGCATATACAGCACTCTGTCATGGTGCTTATTTTATTAAAATAAAAACATTTCAAATTTTACTGTTTATGTAATAAAATTGAAGTATTATATCCCCTGATGATAGTAAATGTTACCCTCACTTCCAAAAGAATGGATATACAATGAAAAGGTCCCATTTCAGGAAAATGAACAAATCGAATTCAAAGAAGTAGCTATCTTCTCAGGACTCTTCCGAAATAAGACAAAGAGAGATTCTGGACTTCCTAAATATAGAGAAACTCTCGTTGGATTCTTGAATAGCACTGGCCAAGGTTATCTTATTATGGGAGTAAAGGATGACGGGACAATTCTTGGTGTAGAAGATATGACTGCAGATGCAATTGATAAATTTAGACTCTGGGTTGATTCAAATTTCAATAGTATTGTCTATAAAGATGGTAGGCCAATTGATCCTTCGATGATATCAATTAAATTTTACACTTATCCTGTCATAGGATATAATTCGAATATAGTTATAATTGAAGTGATAAATAAGGGTAATCGTCATGTAATGCTTCGTTCTGGAACCATTATATACAGATTAAATGCTAGTAATTTCAAGGTTTCTACGGAACCCATTTACAGAAAGAAGGATGTGAAGGGAATGATTCAGGCAGTTCAAGTGAAAATGCAGACAGTTTTAGATGAAAAGAGGAAGAAGATTGAAGATCTTCATGATGAGATACGGGATTTGAAGAGAGAAGTCAAATATATCATATACGAGAGAGATTCATTTTGCGATAGGGTTATGAAGTTTCTCGCTATGGCTTTTTAAAAGGACAAAAAGTGTTTTTGCTGGCTTTTTCCTTTTGGTTCGCTTTTTGATGCGCTTGCGCATCCACCAGCCTGTAAAAGCGCCTATTCTTTCTTAATCTCCCTTGCAGCAGGACAGAACTTATAAAATGGTTCAGAATGTCCATCGCGCATATACCAGGTCTTATGTGCACCAAAACTCTTTCGTTCGAAGGAATCCTGGGTGCAAAAGTTCGCTAAATCAACTGCCTCCTTTGGTTTATTTGGTGATTTCTCAACACAATTGGAATAAAAGACATCTTCAGGATAAGAGGCGTGTACTCCAGGATAATCACGAATACATTTTTTCTGAAAGGAATTCTTTCTAAAACTCAGACCCCCCACTCCATAGAAACTGTTATTAGCAGAATCATTCTTACCCCAAACTTGCCTTGAATTACCAATTGCTCCATTATAGGAGCCACAGCCAATGTAATCATATTTCATGAAATCATGTATCTTATATTGAGAAGCCGGGCACAAAACCGCATCAGTCTGAAAAACTAAAATATTCTCAGCTTCTACCTTATTCCAAAAGTTCAAGTCCTTGAATAATTCATTATATTGACCAGCAGTCAAGTTGTCAGATTCAAGGGGTAATAAAATCACTTCTCTTCCATTAATCTCAGAAACTGCATCTTTAGCATGTGACCCACTTGATTTACCATGAAACACATACATCTTCCAATCTTTTGGCATATTTTTATCAAAATTCATACAAACATACTTTAACATCTTATGCTCTCTGGGTTCTACAATAACCATTGCCTTACCTTCAGATTTACCTTGTAAGAAGTATACAATAATTATAATAAGAGTAATAACTCCAAGTATAAGTATTGTTTTATCCATTCTACTTACTGACTCGATAATCCACTCATGAGTTTCGTATATTGGTCATGAATCTTCGTTGTGATCGGTTTATTATCAGGAGTATCAGTTTTAGGAGCTAATTTAGAAGCCTTGTCTTGTAGAGACTTCAAGATAGATTGTTCCTCTGGTGTTAAACTGAGAGTTTCAGTGGCCCCCTTTGTCTTACATGTTCCAGATCCAGCTTTTCCAAATAAACAAAGACTACTATTTTCATTAAATAAATATCCAACACAAAGAATTACAATAAGTGAGAGCCATCCTGCTGTAATTAGATTACGCGTAGCTAAGAAGAAGATAACAAATATCATTAATCTACGAAACCACGGTTGATTTAAGAAGGCTTCCTGACCCTTGGTAACTTCTAAAGGTAAAAAGCGGCCACCCATATTAATAAGAAACATTGCAGCAGCTAAAGCATAAGGCGATGATGATAGTTGTGTAAGAGTTGCTTCAAATGGACCACTGGGTGGTAAAGTAATTGGTGGGGGTCCTCCAAAACTCATCTAATTGCTATAGTCAATAAATTTTTGTTCTAAGATATTTGTATCATATTTACAATATACATAACCACTGCAATACCAGTTAGTATACCAACACGAGGACACCATTCTGCCCCCAACCATACAATGAATAAAAGCAGTATACGCCAAATAGGATATTCCCAGAGTGCTACCATCGTAGATGGGTAGGGTGTCCGGAGGGAAAGTCCTTCAAACACATTCCATCCTAGTAAGGCTAATGATACAATTAATCGTAATGAACCATCCAGGGGGCCTGTTGGATCAATGTTATCCATCTTACTTTATGTTTCTATTTATTTGAAGATGAAGAATTGAATTGACTTACAAAACTATGTAGACTTGTAGAATTTTGTGGACTTGTTGATTTACCAGTATCACTATCCTGCACCGCACTGGTAATAACACGATCAGAAGATATTGCTAAAGGTCTTTCTCCTAATACTTTCTCAATAAACCATCTATTAGGGTTTGAAATAACAGTTGTTACTTGTTCATTGGTATTATCTACAGAATTAGAAAATCCCTCAGAATAATCCTCCTTTTGTAGCCTTGCAAAGACAATAAGGGAAACTGTTGCAGCGAGAAGACCAGTTGGCCAATCTAAGAGATTTGTAATAATCATAGGTAAGACAAAAAATAAGACTGAGCCAAATGTATTATCAACCAGTTCAAGTGACTTCCGGGAGGCACTTCCGACAAATACACCTAAGACAAGTAAGCCTGCTACTGACAATGCAGTTAAAGGAAATCGAAGAACAGAATGTATATTTGATATCCAACCAAATAAACTGGTATCAATCTGTGGCTGATCTTGTAAATTAAAGGGGGGATTCTTTGCCATTCTGTTAGAACACTAATCTTTTAATAGGCCTAAACCATTTCTGCATACGTGACTTAATATTCTAGTAAAAGATAAGTTGAATTTAGATGGAGTTTGCATCCTTACAAGATGCCTTTCCACAGGCTGAAAAAAAACGTTCTAAAAAGCCAAAAGAGGCATTTCAGGCGTATGAAGTACCACCTACTGATGCTGATCGTCCGGCTGTAAAAAGAATGCTTGAAATACCACCAATAAATCAAAATCAACAAGCCGATAATTCAGAACTTTTAGATCAAAGTAGTATTTTTGCAAAAAAGATGACTGTGAATAATTCATTGCCAAGTCCAAGATCCACTATATCTCTTGAAAGTTCTAATGATATGCCAAGTTTCTTTGGAGCAGAACCCTTCTCAAATCCAAATGAAGATTCAATGGCTCTATTTAATCGACATTCGAAAAATTATATGCTTGAAGCTGATTTCACTAAATCATTTGATCAATCTGGTTATTCAAGGTCTGCTGGAACTACAATTCCGACTCCCGAACTCCGGCATCAATGGAAGCCTATGTCGATGGATCGTGTAGACACTGCCTTCACTAATTCTGGTAAACTCCCACAGTTTAGTGGATTTAGTGCTGGTGATATGGAAGCAATGAGATACAAGCTTGATGCACTTATGGCTCGTCTTGATGACATAGAAAATAGAGCAGGTGGAGGAAATCCACAACTTGAAATGCTTTCATTTATAATGACAGGACTTTTCTTAATGTTTGTCTTAGACTTGACAGTTAGGAAAACTGGTAAGTAAGTGTTAGCTATAGTAAAATTATAAGTCATAGATATCGTAGATAGGTATATGCGTAAATTATGGTCTAATGGATGGAATTCCTTCTGGCACTTTGCACTTGGAGCTCTATCATTTAAAATTCCTCTTGTTCTAGTTATGTTTTTAATATACCAAAGCTTAGCCAATAAAGGATTATATGATAAAAATTTTTATGTTGATATTCTGGAATTCTTCATTGGTTTAATAAGTATGATGGCCATGTCACACACATTAAACAAAATTTACGAAGTTCCTCTTGAAATATTTACTGAAATTATTCCTGATATTATTTCAATTCTTTAGAGCTAACTAAATAAATAGACCTAACCGAAGCTACATAAGCGAAGCTAACTATATAGACCTAACCGAAGGTACATAAGCGAAGCTAACTATATAGACCTAACCGAAGGTACAGGTCTATATAGACCTAATAAATTCCCATTGTAAATCCTTGCAAATCTTCTCCCATATCTTATCCTGTGCATACAATTTGTCTCTATTTTTCAATAAGGGAAAGCAATGAAGAAAATCATCCAACTCCAAGAGTTCACATAGTTTATAAAGAACATATGAGTAAGATAAGAAATTAGAGCGTTCAGCAGGACAATGTTTCTGGAATGATGGCTGAATCTCCTTAAAAAGATAGCGTAACTTCTCCTCAGTCTCACGATCCATCACTGGTGCAGTGTGTCCGTTGAGTCTAGATAAAATATGCGGAACGTGTTCATAATAAGAATTATACTTGAGTTTCTTGAGAATCTCACGTATTTTACTACGATTTAAGGAAGATGGCTGAATTCTCTCTTTCTTAATCTGACC